CGCTGCTCCTGTTGCTAATAGTAGCGGCTCAGTTACAAACCAAGCCATCCAAGTCCTCCAAGGTCCTTATATCACCAACACCTATGGTGGTGGAATCCAATGTCAAGGTCCCACGCTGAATATCACTCCATTTGTTACTGGTTCTGGTTCAATGCAGAAACCTTATGAACCTTATTATAATGATCCAGTATATGATATGAGAGACCTTGATGATGATGGGTCTTTAGATAATCCTGGCAATATCTTATATCATGTTCCTACCAGAACTGGACAGAAGGACAACTATAACCTCTCTGTGGGTGTGAGTGCCACCTGGAGCATCCCACAAGATAAGAAACTGCAGGAACAGTGTAAGGAAGCAGCTGCTACTCAGATTGCCTTACAGCAGCAACTGACTGCCAATAAGAGATTAGACTTCGAAATCGCCAGACTCAAGAATTGTGGCGAGTTGAAGAAGCAAGGTATCTATTTCCACCCCAAGTCGCCATATTATAAAGTGTGTGCGGATGTGGTTGTTACTAACCCTGGTGGTATCATTCCCCCACATAAACATTCTATCCCTTCGGTTTCAGTGCCGAACGCAGTGTCTTTATCGCCTGGTTCCTCTCCCGCTGCTCAGCTTGGCGCTCCGCTACAGAGAGGACTGGGACAGACTTCCCCCTGATAGCAGCAATCTTCTTCATTACTTTCTTGACCGTTGGTTTGACAACCTTTAATAGGATGTCTGCCAGCGGTTTTGCTGCGAGTGCTGATGCTGTGGCAACAACAGCAATGCCACCAGTAGTCATAACAGATCCAGCACTGGGAAGTCCAGCAATAACTTGCTCTGGTAGTGGCACCTTTTCTGTTTGCTGAACACACTGGTTTCCTATCAGTTGATATCCAGTTACTTTCTTTCTGAAACCTTCCAGGTATTCACCAACAGGTTCTTTTGCTGCTTGTGCTGGTGTGGGACAGTCAACCTTAGCAGTGGTAGGTGCTGCACCTGGTGGTAACTCAGGTGTCTTTGGAACCTCTGGTTGTTCTGGTTGTCTTGTATCTGTCTTTGCTGGTTTTGTAATGAGCATCTCCTCTGGAGAATACTCAATAGGATTAAATGATGGCACACTTCCATCACAATAAGTCCTTGCACCTCTTGGGTCATCCTGTGCCAGTTGCGGACCACCATCAGGGTGTGCTTCTACGCAACCAGGAAGATTTACAATGGGTGTACCAATCTGTAGTGTTACTGCTGGAGCAACAGGAAGTGATTGTGTAGGATACATTAGATAATCAGGGACTGGTTGTATACCAAGTTCCCTGATTTGTATCTCACGAATTTCAGGCATCAGTCATCATCTCTGAACAGATTCAAAAATCCACTCCAAAGATGAAAGAAGAAAACATATAAGAAGAACTTTCCTTCAGTATCTCTGGATCTCTTTCTTCTTGATGTAGTCATAATGTATTTACAATTCTTTTATTATGTATCAGAGACCAGGAATGGCAGGTTTTGAATTGGTAACACCACCAGTCATTTCTGGCATCTTAGGCATAGCACCTTTGATCATTCCAGGAAGTGCTTCTGTAACTGTCTTAGTTACTTCTTCAATTGCCTGTTCCTTTGCACTCTCAACAATGGCATCTTTGTTCAGAAGAACATATGTGCTTCCAGCAATGAGTGCTGCAGATGTAAGACCTGAAAGCAGTGCTATAGCATTAATTACTTTTTGCATTTTTCTCTATCTCCTTGAGAATGTAATCTCTATCTTTATCTAATTGTCTTTTCATATTCCACTTCATATACTCCATCTTAATTTTGATGGGAATGAATCTTAGTTGTAAATCAAAATAAGTGAATACTCTCATAGTACCTTCAAATCCTGCATATGCAATCATGAAGGTAACAATAATAATAGTCAGGTAAAGACTGATCATACTAAAGTTCCATGTGCTCTTCTAATTTCTCTGAGTTCTTCAAAGTCTTTTTGTTTGGTGCCACCATCATATGCCCAAGCATATCCTTCTTCAATCATTTGCTCGTTGAGGGACAGGTCTGAGTCTCCAATGTAGAGCCAGCCGAGAAGGCGCCCATACTTTCCAACACCGCCAACAAGCTCAGTGCGGATAACGAGATCGTCATCCCCTTCAATAGCGCCTTGAAGTCTTTCTTCAAGCCAGTGTGTTGCATCATATCCAAGAGCCTTTTCTTCATCATCTCTTGTTCTCTTCTCTGGTGTATCAACTCCTGCTACTCTAACACGTTCCTTCTTGTAAAGGTCAAATCCCAGATCAATGGTGACATCAATTGTGTCTCCATCAAGAACTCTGTTGATCTCTATGACTCTAAAGTTATAGCAGCTCTTCCTGCTTGGTGGTGTCATTGCGCCCATTACTTTTTCTTGCCTCCGTTCTTAGCTTTCTTGGCAGTCGCGTTCCCTTGATTCTGCTTTGATTGACCCTTCTTGCCCTTGTTTGCGGACTTGGCCATCTTCTCTTAACTCCTCAAATGCGAGAGATAGAATATATATGACACAATATAGTGTAAATGCTAACCCACAACACAAAAGAATAATCACAGACCAAACAGGATCATTGATATCAGTCACAGTCTTTCATCATAGTAGCAACATCTCCACCAATGTTGGCACCTTTATCTTGTGCGAACATTGCTACCCATCCTGCTGCCAACCAACCAACATAAGGAATAGTAGTGAACCAAGGAGCAGCAGCAGCGCCTACACTAGCTCCCACCATTCTCCCTGCATTTTCTCCACCACCTTCCGCCTTGATACACTCTATCTTTTTGGCAGTCAACTTTCCCACTTCACCACCCTGGAGATGCTGGGCTCCATCCATAGTGTATTCTTCTTGTTGGACTATCTTAGTATCTCCACCAATACCAAAGAAACCATTCTTCTTCACAAGGACTTTATTCTTGTCCATGACTCTGGGGTCATTGGAACGATATTGGATACGGTATCCATCCTTATGGGCATCTACCTGATAGGCAGTATAGTCACCAACAGGTAGGTTAATGATAGGAAGTTGACTTCTATTTAATAAGTGACCAAGAACACCAAGATGGGCAATACCAAAAAGAGTTCCTACTCCCAGGACTACCCATTTGAATGGGGAACTTCTTGGTTTTTCTACTTTAGGTTGTTTTTTTGTTTCTGATGCCTTCAATTCCATTACTATTCTCCATATGTTTAGAGAATGGTTCCCAATGTTGCCATCCATATTTATGAACAACCCATATACCGAGGATAGGGACAACAATCAAAAGGTAACCAAGTATACCAAGGGTATATGGGTTTTCCATTACCAAGCGTGCGATGTGTCCCATAGTTCTTTGAAATATCTATCTACATTTTTTAGGCAATCAAGTGGTGCTGTTTCTTCTGTAAGTGCCCAATCATAACAGAAGTCAATCATTTCTGATGTAACATGATCTACTCCATACAATCTGGAGAATGATGATCCTGCAAAGTGAAACCTTATTCTAATGTGCGGTTCCATTCCCCTTATAGTGTTCGGATTCATAGTAGTGCCCTTTCTTTGAACCGAAGTAAATTGTAGTAAGCACAAATGGAATTGCAACTATAATAAGTGCTTTTCCTAACAGATGTTCCATCACTGTTCTATCCCAAGTTCTCTAAGGTAATCTATCCACCATTGAGGATCTTTGTTCCTTTTCCACGCTGGAACTTCCATTCCTTTATCAAAATAATACTTCCAAAGAACCTCATCTATAATCTGTTTTACTTCCATATTCCTCGTCCTCTTCATCAACGTCTCCATATGGGTTCTCCAAGTAGGGTCCGTGTGGTCGTTTGGCATCTTCTCTGACATAGGTTTGTTCATTATTAACAGCAGCAATCCATACTGATAATTTCATTACCAACCATATCATTGCAAGTGGGAGAAAACAGGCAAAGAGAATTAATGGTTTCATTTTAGTTGAGGGTAATAGTCAACCAGGGGAAGATGGGTGGGATGGTTCCAATAAGCCTCAGTAATCCCTCAGCAAATAAAGCAAGAACCACCCAACCGACGCACATACTAATGATAGAAGCATTACGGTTATGTCTTCTGATAGCTGCATCAATCATCTCCTGACACTCTTGCCTTGTGACATATCGTGTAGGTTCAATATCTTGCATTCTATGTGCCATCAGTTCACTATTAGTTATAACAACTATAGCAAAAATGACAGCAAGAGATGTTGATATTGTAACAATTATTTTTTAGGTTCAATTGCAGAAACAACTTCTGGTTCTTCTTTCTTAGCAGGTGCTGTTGCAATCTGAATTGGTGCTTGCTCAATTCTAATTGTTTGTGCAGGTGCTGTTTGTGCTGCAGCAGCAATAAGTTTCTCAAGGTCTGCTTTGGTGACACCACTGCCAGCACCACCCATCTTCATAGTTCCATCGCCAGACTTCTTCGCAGTCTGAACACCAAATGTTGCCAGAACACCAGTAAACACAGATGCTATGAAAGTGGGATCAAGTTTCTGCTCAGGTATACCCAATGCAGCAGGAAGTTTAATATAGGCAAGAGTCAGAATACCCCCAGACCAGATAAGGATACCAAGTCTAACCATTGTGCTGATTGCTTCTAACTGACCTTCATGATCAGTGGCAGCATCTTTCAGTTTAGCAAATGGACCTTTCTTTTTCTCTTCTTCTTTAGAAACTTCTTTTACTTCTTCTGACATTCTGCGCAAGACAAGGCAAAGATATTTATGAAAAAAGGAGGGTTTTACCCCTCCTTCTCAGAATTATTGCTGTAAGTATTCCAGGACTTTTTCTGGTGTTGATTCCTCATAGGGATCTGTGTCTGCATTGTCTCTGAATCCTTCTTCAAGGAAGAGTTTCTCAATGACTCCATCATTAACGACAGCAGCATAACGCCAACTACGCTGACCAAAGCCAAGATTAGACTTATTGACCAGGTAACCCATTGAACGGGTGAAGTAGGCATTGCCATCAGGGATAAGTTTTACTTTTTCAATTCCCTGATCCTTTGCCCAGGCATTCATCACAAAACCATCATTAACAGAGATGCAGTAAATATTATCGATCCCAAGTTGAACAAACTCTTCAAATCTGTCTTCAAATCCAGGGAGTTGATAAGCACTGCAAGTAGGAGTAAATGCACCAGGCAGACTGAAAATAACCACACGCTTA